GATATTGACAAAATCGTCTAATTAATTTTGTGGTTTAAGTTATTAAATTATGCGATAGCATAAAGCTAAATTAATTTGACGATTTTGTCAATATCCTTGTTTTCATTTACTTGTCTTTGCTCGGTTTTCTTGTTTTTACTTGTTTTGTTTTCACCGGGTTGTTATACAGGAATACACTCCTGTAGCACTACAAGCATTCCTTATAAGATGTGATTTGTAAGGAGGAGAAAATGGCTGGCCCTTGCCTTAAAAGATTGAATTTATAAGGATTTTTTGGTTGCTTAAGGAAACTGCTTTGCTACCAGGTCGGGGGGTTTTTGGGACCTTCCACCTCCCTCATGCAAAGTGCTCGTGGCTAGATCGTGGTTTTTCTGTGGTTTTCAACAATTTCCACAGAGAGCACTACCGGCTGCTTTTAACTACCGGGTTGTACTACCGGGTTTCTCTGCTAGTAAGTGCTCACACTCTATCTGCTACCAAGTGCTCACACATTTTGAGGGTTGTTTGCTAGCAAGTGCTCACACGTGCCCGAACATTTTCAACATTTTGCACAAGCAAAATTCATGCTTCGCGAAATATTCGCCTAACATTACGCTCAATGCTAGTAAGTGCTCACAAATAAAGCGAATGATCACTAGGAGATAAGCAATATGCCAGAGCAAGATTAGTAAACAGTTTTAGCGTCATTTTGGGTGGTTTTTGGTTTATGATTCAGCAAAACCATGGCCGATTTAATCCACAAGGCCGAGCCAACTGCCATCGAAGCGCGCCTTATCGCAGCGGCGGTAGAGCCGTCCACTCCCCAAAAGCCTCTCTATCTCGATTCGACTTTTTGCCAGATCTACTTTCCTCACAACGATCCCGGCGAGGAACGGGTAGTACGGCGGGAGAACGGCAACCTGGCCATTAAGCTGACGGCCGGCGAAATCATCATGCCTGGATGGGGAAAGAACGACATCCAGCTGGGTTTGCCGTGGGGGCCCAAAGCGCGCGTGATCCTGATGCACTTGAACCAGATCGCGCTGCTCACACACAATCCGGTGATCGACGTAGAAAAAAACATAAGAAGTTTTGTTCGCCTGGTGCTGAAGGAGGCTTCTTATGGACGAAACAACGACAGGATCAAGGAACAGTTAGGCCGCCTGGCCAATACTCATCTGCAGATCACGCGCAAAAAAGACGGATCCGAGGATCACTTCCACACGGTGGATGGCAAGTTTGTTCGAGGATGCGAGATGTGGATCCAGGGCAAAGTGATCTGGCCGGTACAGATCCTTCTTTCCGCAGATTATTTTCAGGATCTCAACGCCCACGCGGTCCCACTGGTTGAAAACCACATCCGAGCTCTCAGCCACAACGCCCTGGCCCTGGATGTTTATTCATGGCTGGCGCATCGCCTGCACCGTATTCCGCCCAATCGCCCCCAGCAGATCTCATGGCTGCGGCTGCACGCCCAGTTTGGCCACAGGTACAGCCGCCTGAATAATTTCAGGCGCGACTTCAGCGAAGTTTTGAAGATGGTCATGAGGCTCTACAAGAAGGCGCGCGTCGAAGAGGGAGAGCGCGGCCGGCGCAAGGTGTTTGCCAGCAGTACGCCTGGCGCGCCCAGCATCGTGCGCGAACCGGCGCGCATGGGACTCACCCTCTACCACAGCGAACCGCCGGTCCCGCAAAAGTTCATATCACTAGACCGCTAACGTAACGGCGTTTTTTCCGGATGCTTTGTCGCCATGTGCCGCGCCAGATTCTGGAAGGTGCGGTTGCAGCAGGGGCACACACCGGCATGAATGCGCCGGGAGACGCGCTTGGCTTCCTTCTGCACCACTGCCAGCCGATTCTCCGCAGTGATTCGCATTCCCCGTTCCAGGGCTACACGCTGACGCTCCGCTTCCAGTTCCCTGCGCAGACGGTCAGCCTCGTTCTCGGTGTAGACCTGCGAATGTCCGTTGGGGCAGTAGAAGCTGGCTTTGCTTTTGCGTCGCTCATTGTCAAAAAAGGCATCAACGCCGAACCACGATCCGCAGCTAATGCAGCGTTGCCAGTATTCTTCAAATTGAATTGCTTTCAGCGCCATTTTAGGCCACCTTCCCACGCTTCTTTTCCTTGGCGAGCTCTTCCCTGGCCACGCGCACGATGGTCTGGATGATCCAGCTGTTGCGGCTGCGGCGCGCGGCCTCGGCGGCCTGGATGACGAGGTCGAACTCCTGCTGGTTGTCGAAGTACAGCCCGATGCGCAGGTAGCGGGAAGATTCTTTTGCGTTGCTCATGACGTTAAAGTAACATTGTTTTATGTCCCAGACCACCGAATCCCAGCTGCATTGCACGGTGTGCCAGAAGCCCATATCCGCCGAACGGGCCAGCCGGCAGTCCACCGTGTGCGGCGAAAAATGCAAGAACAAACTCGCCGCCATCCGCGCCGAGCAGCGCCGCGGCCGCAAATGCACCGTGTGCCTCCACCCCTCCACGCCCGAGGAGCGGGAACTGTTCCGCGCCTGGCGGGCCGAACGGGGGGACATCACCAGGGCGGTCCCCCTGAGCCGGGACCGCAGCCTGCCCAACAAGAACATCCTCCGTAAAGCCCTCAGGGAGGCCGCAGGGACTCTGGAAGGTCTCTTACCCCCACCCGAGGTCTCCGAAACGCCTGGCGAGGCTGGAAACGCCAGCAGTGGTCATTCTGGTGAGATCCCCAACCTGATTTTGCGGCTCAGGGAGTTGTCCAAATGAACATTTCCCAATACATGCCCTTCTTCCTGACGGGCTTTTTTCCCTGCTTTCTGGTTCTGGTGGGGATGTGGATGAACAACCAGCGTTTCAATCAGATCAACCAGAGATTCGACGACATGCGCGACTTGTGGCGGGCGGAACTCAGACGGGTAGAGGAAGTGATCGATGCCCGGCTCAAGCATCTGGAGGAGGAGTAGATCCCTAGTTACCATTACGGAAAATAGCCCCAAGTTTCTGATTTGCGGTTCTCGGCTCGCCTTAGACTGAGCGGGCAAGGAGAACCGCGATGGCATTGTCAGACCGGCCCAACAGCGTTGTACCCCTGGCCGCCAATTCGGCCCTGATGTCCGGATTGAACCAGCAGGCCAACCAGGCCAACGTCCTGCCCGCCTCCCTCGTTTTGACCGGCGTGGCCGCGGGAGTTGTTCTCAATCCCCAGAACCCCACCCTGGCGCTGGTCTGCCCCCTGAGTCCCAACGAGGGCAACGAAGCCACTCCCTTCGATCTCTACGCTTCCGGCTACGTGACCACGGCCAATGCCTCCAACATCGTGGGCAAACTGGCCGCCGGCACCTCCACCACGGATGCCACCAACACCGCCTTGGGATCCTCGAGCGCCTCGGCCGTGGGCACCACCACGGCGCCCTGGAAGGTCCACTGCGAACTCCTCTACGACTCGGTGAGCGGCAAGCTGACCGGCACCGTCGAGTGGCTGGTGAACAACATCCTCACCGTCAAGGCGGCCATCGCCACCATCATCACCGGGGTCAAGGACGCCAACAGCCCCGTGGCCAACTTCGTGCTCAGTTTCTCCTCCTCGGCGGCGGCCGGCGGCGCGGCTACCACCGTGGTGGTCAAGAAATTCAGCGTGGGATAAACGACACTGCAGTTGAATGAGCGGGGACCGGATGGCAGTTTTTCCGGGCCCCCGCATTTTTCCAGGCAGAGGATGCGCCATGGCGAAGGAAGAGAAAGACGACAAGAAGCCCAAGGCCAAAGAAGGCGAACACGGCAAAGAGGGCGGCGGCAAGAAGAAGAAGCTCCATCTGCATGAAATCCGTTCCACCCAGGCGCACGACGGGTCCATCGTGCATCATCACACCTACAAAGATCACGCCGAGGCCCCCTTCACCCATCCCGAGCGCGGCCCCGTGGCCACCAGTTCCTCGCCTGAAGACGCCGGCCAGCATGTGGCCGAGCAGTTCGCCATGAACCAGGGCGGTGCTGCTGCCCCTCCCGGCGGGGAAGAACCGGGCGAAGAGGAAGCCGGCGGCGGCCAGGGAGCACCGGCAGGGCCGGCAGGCGGCGCCCCAGAAATGGGGTGAGCCTTGATCCTCGACACCGAGCGCCTGGTGAACGATTCCGACTACCGCGGGGAGATGCGCCACCGCTTCATCACCGACGCTTTCTTCGCCGCTGACCTTCTGGGCTATAAAGATTTCTCCCCGCGCGTCCACGGGCCGGTCTTCAACGGACTCTACTTCTCCAAAAATCCCAATGTCCCCATCACCCAGCAGCATTCCAAGCACAAGCGCCTGCACCTCGATCCCAGGCATGCCTTCAAGACCACCGCCAAGCGCATAGACCGGGCCCAGTGGATCGCCGCCTTTCCTGAGGAGATCACCATCCTGGTGGAGAGCGCGACCCAACCGCTGGCGCAAGCCTCGGCCGGCAAGACCGCGCAGCTGTTCTACAAGAGCAAGAACAGCCCCTCCAAACCCCTGCACATCATGTTTCCGGAGATCGTGAGCTCCACCTGGCCGGAACTGCCGTGGAACACGCCCAACCGCCGCCAGACGGGCGCGGGCGACCTGGACTGCACACTGGCTTTTACTTCACCGCTCTCCACGCAATCCGGCTGGCATCCGTGGATCCTCGAGCCCGACGATGTCGAGGACACCAAGAATTCGGGCATTAGCGCCTCGCCCGAGGTGCGCCAGAACATCATAGACATCTGTGATCAGAACGAGAACCTTCTGCGCGGCGGCGGATATATCAATATCTGCGGCACACGATACGCACCCTTTGATTGGTACGGACGGTGCATCGAGCGCGCCCAGATGAACCCCCAGAACTGGGAAGTGCTGATCCGCCCAGCCCTGACTCTCAAGAGCAGAGAACGCCTGGTACCGGGGCAATTCCCCGAGGAAGAGAACATGGACCTGCTCTTCCCCGAGCTCCCCAACCTTGGCTACGGGGAACTGCGCGAGAAGTTTTACGCCAACTATGAAGCCTTCATGTCGCAGTTAATCAACGATCCCCAGGGTGGCGCCATCCCCCGCTTTGACGAGTACGCCTTCGACGCCGCGCAGATCGCGCCCGGCCGGATCCCGCGCAACGGGGAGGTCTACATCTGCTGGCGGCCGCGCTACGGCGGGCACCGCCGCATGTCGAAGTACTCGGAAGGGGCATGCGCGCGCATCCTCGACGGCCGGGTGTACATCCTCGAGGCATGGCAGGGAACCTGGACCCCCTCGGGCGAGGCCGAGAAGATCGTGGCGGCGCTCAGGCAGCACGAGGCCGATGCGCTGATGGTCATCGACGTTCCCGGCGCCGACTACCTCATGCACCATGTGCGCAACGAGGCCCTCAAGCGCAACCGCTCCATCAAGATGCAGCCGGTTGCCTTTGAGGAGGAGAACCGGCGGATCGCGGAGATGGAACAGCTGGAGCCGATGATCAAGAGCGGCCGCCTGCTGTTCTCGACGGCCATGGGCAAGGCGTTCGAGTGCCGCAAGCAGTTCATCCATTTCGGCCTGGTGGAGGAGAACGGCATCATCGAGTCCATCGCCAAGATCTCCAACCAGGTTCCCCTGTCCCTGCTGCGCGCCAACATGACCGAGGAGGAACTGGAGTGGCAGCGGCGGCGCCGCGACGATGCCCTTCTCAGCCAGTTCCTCGAGCAGCAGGGCTACGATACCGCCGACGAGATGCGCCGCAACCAGACCCAGGCGCACATCGACGCCATGTCGCGCACCATGAATTTCAGGCTTCCACCTTTGCCAGGCAATTTGGAGGGTTAATCTATGTCCCCATGGAACGAGGTCATGAAGAAGTTCAAATCCGGCAGCCTGAAGTCTTCGAATGGGAAGAAAGTGACCAATCCCAAGCAGGCTGTCGCCATCCAGATGAGCGAGAAGCGCGCCGCCAAAGGCGGAAAAGCGGAGTACAAGAGCAAGGGCAAAAAGTGACCGCTCCCCGAGGTTTGCGCCTCGGGAAGCGGGTTGAGGAAACACTATTGACGAACCATGTGAATCAATTCGACAATAGCTCTCAGGATGCCCAGCACAGTACGCACTGTGTTGAGCCATCCACGATGGTGACGATGTCTACGCATCGTTACCTCCATGGAATCGAAGGCTTCGAGGGGTGATGCCCTTGGAGCCTTCGCTCGTTTAGCGGCAACTTCTGCCGCCGTTTTTGAGGATAAATGCCATGGCCACTGACACTGTCGATCTGGCGGCGCGCGTAACCGGGGACGGAATGCCCATCGGCAACGTCACTTCCCTGCCCATCCGCGACAGCCAGGTGGAGATCACCCCCGGCGGCCGCAAAGAGCCGGTCTTCGATGACGATGCCGCCGCCACCCTGGTGTGGAACGACTACCAGAAGGCCCAGGCGTGGGTGGACAGCAATTCCTGGCTGATGGAGTGGCAGTACGTCGACTACCTCTACCAGAGTCCCAACTACGACAGGGACTGGCGCACCGCCACCAACCGGCCGGCGCGGGTGTCGCGCTTCAACGTGGCTAAAAATTCCCGCACCATGTCCTGCCAGGTGCGCCGCGCCGTATTCGGGGACAACCACTGGTTCGTGCTCGAGCCCCGCGGCAAGCTGGCCGGCCGTCCGGACGCGGAGAAGTACCTCACCGCCTGGACGGAGATCTTCGAGATCCTGTCTGATCGCGCCGACCTGCAGTACAACATGAGGCTCTTCATCGAGTGCCAGACGCTGCAGGGGACGGCCATCGCTATCCCCGGCTGGGAGGAGCGCACCATCACCCAGACGGTGCGCAAGCCCAAGGTTGCCCCGGTGGAGATCGACCAGCCGGTGGGCGGCAAGAAGATCATCCATACCCTGGCCTCGGATGACTGGGAGAAGACTGAGCAGACGACCACCGAAAGCTGGCCGTTTTTCGAGTACCGGCGCCTGGGAACCACGCTTTACTCGGAGAAGTGGCGCCATCCCGGCCGTCCGGAGTTGAGCGGCTGGCCGCGCATCGACATCGACTACGTGACCTTTGCGGATCTGCAGCAGATGCGCGAACTGGAATGCTACAAGGATCTGCCCTCGGACGAGGAGCTCAAGAAGTACTTCCTCGACCACCCCTACGGCGATGCCCAGCCGGGAACCGAAGTGGCACAGAACATGAATTCCAACTCGAGCGTAGTGGCGCACGCCTCGGGAGAGAACGTCCAGGCCAGCAATAACCCCTTTCAAAAGCCCTTGATGAAGCTGGCCTACTGGACGCCGCAGCGGGTCATCGAGGTCTTGTGCTACGAATCCCGGCGCAAGACCATCCGCAACGAGGAACATAACCTCGGGGACCACGCCGCCGGCTACACGGCAAACTGGTACAACATTGACAACTCAGGAGTTGGCTACGGGACCGGAAGGATAAACACGGGCGACCAGCGCATGAGCCAAGGGGTTCTGAACGAGTGCCTCCGCTACATCGGCTATCCCCTCAACGCGCCCATTCTCTACGACAAGGCCAACGGCAACGCGCCCACCCAGAACGTGATCGCCGGCCTGGGGACTTTCTGGGGGATCGACACCGGGCCCTCGCGCGACATCAACAAAGCGTTGCGCTTCATGGAGATACCCCAGCCTCCGGAGTGGGCCTGGAGGATCTACCAGCTGGCCATGCAGGGCGGCGAGGAAGCGGTGGGCGCTGACCGCATCACCATGCAGGGGCAGGCGGCCGGGTCCGGATCGAGTTTCGGGCGCACCGCGGCGGGCGTAAACCGGCTGTCCAACAAGGCCGACGACAACGTGGCCGATCCGGTGGACATGATCGAGTACGTGCTCACCCGCTGGCTGCAGTTTCTCTACCGCTCCGTGCGCGAGATCATGCCCATCAAGGAGATCCGCGACATCCTCTCGGAGAAATACGGCCAGGCCATCCTCGACGAACTCGAGGCCGAACTGTTCCTCGACGCGCGCTTCGACATCAAGATCCTGTGCGGCCAGAAGCTGGCGGCCAAGGCGGCCATCGCCCAGCTGATCCCCTTCCTGCTGCAGATCCTGCAGCAGCCCCAGATGCTCCAGTACATGCACGAGATCGGCATGACGGTGAACTACGAGGCCATCGCCAACCTGTTCCTGCGCATGTCCGAGCTGGCCACCAGGGAGGACATTTTCATCCCCCTGACGCCGCAGCAGCAGCAGATGATGCAGCAGATGCAGCCGGGGGTGCAGCGCATCGCCGCCGACGCCAAGGTCGAACAGGTCAAGGGCCAGAACAAGCTGCAGCAAATCCAGGCCCAGGGGGCCGAGGACATCAAGCACACCCTGGTCGAAAAAGCCATGGATCATGTCGAGGGCGCGGTGCCCCTCGAGATGGCCCAGGCGCGGCTGGCGCGCAACACCGACATGCAGACCCTGCAGGAGGGCGTGGTTCCGCAGGTATAGTCATACAGGCTTATATTTCTGTAGCAATGGAGGTCGCTGGTGATCACTATGATTCTGCTGGTGTTTTCGTTCGTCTGTTTTGCGCTGGCCGCGTTTGGGGTGCCCACGCCGCCGCGCCTCAACTTGATCGCCGCCGGCTTGGCTTTCTGGGTGCTGGCCGAGTTGATCGGCAGCCATTTCAACCATTAAAAACAGGCATAGTGCGACTTTCCCCGTTACCACACAGTAGTGGTCGGAAGAGTCGGAAAAAGCGGAAGAGAGGGGGTCAAGGGGGAGAGAAACGAAGAGTTTCTTTCTCCCTTGGGACGCCTTTGGAAGCTCCAAACGTCTGCTTTACCGAAAAACCTATGAGCAAATAGCAATCAAACCAACGCTTCGCCTTGTGGGTTCTTTGGTCTGTATACCGTACCAGGTTGCAAGTCGCCAGCAGCGCCTGGAAAGACCGCCTCTCAGCGGAGAGAACCCTTAGCCGCGTAGTTTTCCCCATCCCCGTTGAACGGATCCCTGCGGCGACACGGCCATCTACAGGCGGATCTGCCTTACTTTGCTGGGGTTAAACCGCTATTGCTGTTTTTTAGGCAACGGGACCGCTTTTGCTCATCCTGTACGCGATTGCCCACCCTCGGGATGAAGTCACCATGCAAGGGCGCGGCCAAACGCAAGCATTCGCGTGAATATTCGACTTGTGCGGATTGTTGCTGAAGAAGAGTCATGGAAAATACTAGGTTGGCAAATACAGTCTTGCGAATGCCGCCCGTCCATGTAAATATATTTTTGAAGGGGCCGGTTACCTTCCAAGGTTCCCACCCTTTGGTTCATCGTGGATACTGGTTGGCGCTAGGATCCCAAAAAAAGGCTACCTTCGCGGGTAGCCTTTTTTACGTCCGGGGTGTACCGGAAATGTAAACAGGGCAGGGCCTGCCGCCTGTTGCATACAGGAATGTAGTCCTGTATCTTTCTAGCCATGCAAGTGCTAGCAATCGTTGGACAAAAAGGCGGAACCGGGAAGACCACCACGGCCCTGGCCCTGGCTGTCGAGGCGCACCGCGCCGGCCGCTCCGTGGCGGTTATAGATTTAGACCCGCAGACAACCGCGGCCAACTGGAGTGACCGCCGGGGGGAGGGCGAGGCCCTGGCGGTGGTCAGCTGCCAGGTCGCCCGCCTCGGCCAGGTGCTGGCGGCGGCCAAACGCGGCGGCGCCGACCTGGCCATCGTGGACTGCCCTGGAAAATCCACCGACGCCCTGATCGCGGCCGCCAAGGCCGCCGACCTGGTGCTGATGCCGGTGCAGCCGCAACTCTACGACGTCGAAACCCTCACCAACCTGATGGACGTTCTGACCCTGGCCGGCCAGCCCTCGGCCGCGGTGCTGATCAACCGCGCCCCGGTGCAGGGCAGGCGGCACATCGAAACCCGCGAGGCAGTGGCCGCCCTGGGCCTCGAGGTCTGCCCCATCGTGGTCTATGCCAGGGCCGCCCACGGGGATGCCGGCAACATCGGCCAGAGCGCCTCCGAGTTCGCGCCGGGATCGAAGGCCGCCGAGGAGATGGCACAATTGTACGGTTACATTTCTGTAGTATTGGAGAAGTACAAACCGAAGGAGAACAAATGAAAAAGGGCACACTAGCCGCAGGATTGAAGGCAGCCGCCAGCCGCAAGGTAACCAAGGCCGCCAAGAAGGTTCCGGCTGCGAAAAACAACGGAAACGGCAGTACGGTATTCATCGGGGGCCAGTTCAGCCCCGAGGTGCGCCAGGCCCTGAAGATGGCCGAGGCCAAGAGCGGCAAGAAGCTGAAGCCCCTGCTTGAAGAGGCGTTCAACTACCTCTGTTCCAAGTACAAGGTTCCCGCGCCCTGCGCAGGGGAATAAAAGCACAGGACTGGAGGAGGCCATAATGGCGGAACTGCAAGATCACATTGAAGCCATCGAGAATTACGTTAAGTACGGGTACGAGCCGGGAAGCTGCACCTATGCCATTCTGGAGAACGATTTAGTGGGTGCGTGCAGTCATGCGGACATGACCACGCGCTACATCCTGTTCGACATCGTTCAGTACCTCTATAACCATGTCTCGCGGGAAGTTTGGGGATCGCCGCAACGTGTCAGGGATCACATGCAGCGGATGAGGCTCGCTCAAACCATGAGGAGCAGCAAGGAAACGATATGACAAGAGGAAGCCGCACATGATCATGGCGATGCTGGATATCGACGCATCCCAGGAATCCATCCTGGTGGTAGTGCTGCAACCGGAAAACCTGATCCGCATGCAACATGCGGATCAGGCCACGCTTGAATCCATCAATCGCGGCGGAATCCTTCCCCCGCCGCTATACCCAAAGAATCTATCCATGCTGGTCGCTTACGAGGAAAATGCAGAGGAACTTCAAAAGCGGCTCGAGGCCGGAAACGTGATTCGGCTGGTGCAATGGCTGGAGCGCGGCCGGCAATTTGTCGATGGACTGGACGGCAAGGAAAACATACAAACGGTAAAGATGCACTGGGGAGGGCGAGGTACGGAATGACGACGAAGCCGGATGATGAATGGAGCGAATCCATGCCCTGGATTGGTCAGTACATTCTGGACGAGAGCGGAAATCCAGTACCCGCAAAAGGCTTGTTCAGCTGGGGCAAGTGGATGCAGGAAAATGATTGCAGAATCGCGTTCACACAAGTCGCGAATGCGCACATATCCACTGTATTTTTAGGGCTCGACCATGCCCATCATTATTATTCGCGCGTACCGGACCAGACAACTCCAATCCTCTACGAAACGATGGTCTTTGGCGGCACAAACGACCGGCTTCAGCGCAGATACGCCACGCGCGAGGATGCACTTGAAGGGCATCGGCAGATCGTGCAGATGCACACAAATTAAAAGAAAGGCATTGGTAAGGGGATGACGCGCATGAACCGGCGGGCAGAGCGCAATGCGTGGACGGAGTTTGTGACCGGGGAGAAGGCGGCCGGCAACAAGTACCACGTAGCGCCCAAGGAGGAACGCGGCGGCTATGCCTCGAAACACGAGATGGAGTTCGCCGCCAAGCTCCACGCGCTGGCCAGGGCGGGAAAGATATTCGATTTAGAGGAGCAGGTTCGCATCGAGCTCATTCCCCCCGATCCGCCGTTTCGGGCGGTCAGTTACATTGCTGACTTTCTTTATCTTGACTCTGAAGGAAAGCAGCACTGCCTGGACGCCAAGGGGGTGCGAACCGCGGTATACCAGGTCAAGAAGAAGCTTCTATGGCATCTCAAGAAAATCCAGATCGAGGAAGTTTGACGCCAGAACTACAGGAGTACAGGACTATGGATACTTCGATCACTTGCCCGCGCTGCGGCCTGACAAGCTGGAGTCCTGACGATGTGAGGTACAGGTACTGCGGAAACTGCCACATGTTCCACGCGGACATGGCCGTGGATGCCTACAAAGTGGCGACCCTGTCGCCCGCAGAGGCGGCCGATCACGGGAACATGACCATCGCGCTGGTCAAGATGAACATGGACCCGAAAGACATGGCGCTGGTCAACGTCTACTGGATGCCGGAATTTTTCGCGGTGGAAATGCCGGATGCGCTGCGCAAGGCAATCGTCGCGCGACTGCGCCACGATGCGGATAAGCTGGAGAGCGGCGAACTCGAACAATGCATGAGGCCGTTCATTTGAAGGGGGGATTGTATGACCGAAAAATTCACGAATACAGGAATGAACGTGGATTCAACGAAACTAACGAAAAAGTGCGTGATCGGGCAATATGCCGATTACCTGAATACCGGTATCTGGACGCTGCGCGGCGGATTCTGCATTGCTCCCAATGATCTGACTATTAACCAGCTTAAGGATTTTCTGTTGGTGTCAGGAGGAGTAGTTTATCTCGGTAAAAGCGGGGAACTTATGTGGATTCCCCCCAGATAAGCAGACGCGATGACCGAGAAATCCAATCTCGAGAAGTACCTGTCAGGCGAACCGCTTACCGATGATCTGCGCCAGGTGCGCGACGGCATGGAAGCGGCGGAATACGGCTTTGCCGGCCTCGAGAACCTGGTCGCGCGCGGCGCGCCGGCCGCGGGAACGGGCCCGATCACCAGGGCAGACCGGGAGCTCCTGAAGGAGTCCAAAGCCTCGGGGGTGTTGGCGATTATTGAACGGACGCTGAAAAAGACGCTCGAAACCCATATTGAATCAGCAAGAATAGACTCCGAACAAGATCCCCTGGGCAGGGCAGCCGAGATTTCCCAGCGGTGGGCATATATCGCGATGTATCGCCGCGCACTGGTGGAATTCTCGCAGCTGATCGATGCCGAGATCGCGGAGTTGGATGGTGAAAGGTTTTTGGACAGACACCAGGCCGAACGGACAGCCGGTTGAGCCGGATTCAGTCTGCTGGGTGACCGATCTCGAGGACGGCACCCACCCGATCTACACCTATGGCAAAGACCAGGAAGAGGTTCTGCGCAAACTGGCGCAGCAGAACGCGAACGCCCAGATTGCCATCATGAACCGCAAGGCGGCCCCGGCCACATCGACTGCGCCGCCTCTTCCCAGCCTCCCCAGGCGCATCACTCCCGACCAGGTGATGCAGGCCACCTCGGATCTCGAGGATCCGGAGAAATCCGGCCAGGCCATCGCCGTGCTGCTCGAGGCGCACACCGGCCTCAATCCCGAGCAGATGGTTCTTGAAAACTTCCAGCGTGTGGCCGAATCCTGGGAGAACGAGCGCACCGATTTTTATTCTCATCCGGCCAACCGGCGCCTGCTGGCAGCAGAGGCGCTGAAGCTGGCCGGCGGAAGCCTGGGCCACATCACCGGGGAATACCTGACCAGGGCGCTGCACAACCTGCGCCTGCAGGGAGTCCTGGTGGAGAACGGCGAACCCCCCGCCCCCAACACGTTTCCTGCGGAGACTCAGGTTCAGCGCGACGGGCAGCAAAGATCAACGCGATTTGCCACCGGCAGCAGGAGCACCGGCTTCCAGCGGCAGGCCGCGCCCACGCGAACCCTGAAATACTCCGAAGTAGAGATCCGCACCATGCCGCTGGCCAAATCCAGGGATTTGATCAACCGGAACGACAAGGATTTTGCGGAAGCGTGCGAATACTATTTCGGATCCGCCCAAGCCTCGGCTTAGGCAAGGAGACCGAAAATGAGGGCAAGGACACAGATCTCCCTATCTCTGTGGCTGGTGCGGAATCTTTTCTGGCCGATGCTGCAGCTGCTCGCTGCAACCGGCGGCGCGATTGCCGTCACCGGATCTCTCCTGATGCAGAGCGCGGCGGCCGCCGCGCACCACCTGACCTTTTCTGACGGTCCCAGCCCTGCGGCACAGACCAGCGCCAACATGCCGCAGGCCCGGCTCACCATCCACTACAACCGCGTTTTCATGCAGTGGCTGTACATGTTCCTGAACAAACTGCTCATGTGCACGCACATGGATCTGCCCGAGAAGTCGGGCCAGACTTTCAGGAATTTCATGTCGATCCCGCTGCCTGCGGATACGACCCAGCAGACCGAGGGAACGATCAATTCGCCCGAGACCATCAACGTCAACTTCAGGGACATCGTGGTGGGGCAGTGGGCCAATTACAACAACATCTCCGACCTGGCGTTCATGACCTCGATCTCCAACGACCTCGAGGAGAACCGCAAGATCATGGCCTACCAGCTGGGCCTGACCATCGACGACCTGGTCATGTACATGTTCGACTACCTGCGCACCTACGATCCGCGCACCGGCAACCAGGACGCGCTGACCACCCCCTACCATTTCACCACCAACATCATCGAGCAGATGCCGCAGTCGCTTCTGGGCGCGACGGTTCTGCCCATGGATTCGGGCGCGTTCACCGGGTCTATCCATCCGTTCCTGGTTGGCGATGCAATGATCGACCAGACCAATAACAGCGTGGTCGATATCTGGAAGCGCACCGATGCCGGCCAGGTCAAGCTGGAATCGTTGACCACCGATACCGAGGGCAGGGAACCGACCCGCATCCTCGACCTGTTTGGGGCTCACTGGCGGCAGTCGACCAACCAGACGCAGTACGCCAACTGGCAGTCCAGCGGACTGACCGGCATCTCCACCTACCTGGCCGGCCGCGATGCCATCGTGTTCGTGAATTTCCCCAATAAGCGCCACACCAAGATCGATCCCAGCTGGAAAAATATGAATCTGTGGGCGGGCGAGTACGTGGCCAAAACGGCTTACGATCCGAACGGCCTCATCATGGCCGGAACAGGCTACAACGCCGTGCTGGGCATAGGTTTACCGCCCGATCCGGCATCCACCAGCCGCGCGCGCATCGCCGTCACGGTTCCCCAGACAACTTAGTCGCAGGCAGCAGAGGGAGCCTTTACGGGGGCTCATTCACTTTCCCCTGCTGCCGCCTTTTTTATTCTCCCAGGGAGGAATTCAGATGCCCAAGTCAGCCGACCAGGTCAAGGCAGAGCTCGAGGCTATCAACCTCGAGACCGCACAGGTACAGCTGGAAGCGGCGCGCATGACGCTCGACAAGACGCGCGGCGAAGTGGAGGACTGGAAGGCCAGGCGCGACCAGAAGATCCGGCAGAACGCGCAGCGCCAGACGCAGCTGGCCACGGATCGGGAAGAGATCGCGCGCGTGGCCAGGGCCTGTACGCACCGCCAGGGGGGATCGCCCAAGAACCCCTACGGAGGCAAGGGGCAGGCCGCGCTCAACGTGGTGATCATGCCCGACCATCGCACGCAGCTGATTACCTGCACGATCTGCCGCCTGCGCGTGTTTTCTCCCAACGAGCGGAACATGGCGCGCAATCCGCGCCCTGGCGAATTGAAGGAGCAGGCTACCGCGCGCGTGGCCAGGTACATGGAAGACCGCAGGGAATTTGACCGCCTGCTGGAGTTGGCCGCAGACAAGCTGACGCCCGAGGCGGCGGCGCCCATGCACTGCGGAGTGACCTTCACATTCATGAGCGGCGACGGCCAGGAAGTGCTGATGCCGCGGCCATGCGACAGCTACGCGCAGGGCCTCGACAATCGCCTGGGCGCCAGAGCGTAATTTCGCGTCGTTCCTCCCCCCCGGTTTCGAGTGGGAGAACCCAAGGCCCGGCCGGGAAATGTCCCCCCTAACCGGGCCTTGTTCTTTGTCGGGAAGGATTTTCACATGGCGATGTCGACTATTTCGCTGCAGGCCACATACAATGTCCTGGCCGCAAAAGGAATTCCGGATCCGCGCAACCTGCCTTCCGGCTATGCCGACGACCTGGCGCTGAACCTCGCCAGCCAGGCGATGGCCGAACTGATCACCGAACGCTTCAACTGGAAGTTCAACCGCGCGGTAGCGGCTCCCATCTACACCAACTCGTGGCAGCAGGATTATCCCCAGGCCACGCAGGCCGGGGGCATCATCGGCTGGGGGGACGACTGCGACATCGTGGACATCAACAATACGTCCTACCCCAAGCCGCTGAACTGGGACGGCCCGATCAGCTGGGTGCGGCAGCTGACGCGCACCAGCGTGCCCCGCTGGCGGCCGACGCGCATCGCCTGGATGTACAACCGCAACATGACCTGGGGGCGATGGCCGGGGCCGGGAAAGGTGTTTTACCCGCTGATCGCGCCGGCCGGCCCTGCGGGCCAGAATCCGCTCATGAACATGATCGACGGCAGCGGGAATTACCTGGTGCTGACCGCATTCGGGACGACGGGCTTAACGGCGCCGGCCGCGCCGGCCAATAGCCTCGAGGGGGTCACGGTCACGGACGGCACCTGCACCTGGACGGTGGTAAGCGGCGACTCGCAGGGGTTCCGCGTCGATTTCCTTCCCAATGCCACGGGCCCGACCTACCAGCTGATACCGAGCTATCAGCTCGATCCGCCGATCTTCACCAACTACGCGCAGCTGCTGACGCCGATTCCGGACAGCTTCTCGCACCACTTTCAGGATGGTCTCGAGGCGATGTGCCTGATCGCCAGCCCCAATCCCGCCGACAAGGCGCGCGGCGATGCGGCGTGGGTGCGCTGGATGAGAAGCATGGAGGGAATGATCAAGCAGGGAGACCACGAGATGAATTCCTACGGGCTGATACCGCAGACCTCGGCTGTAGAAAGCCGCTGGGGATGGAAGGGTCCGTACACGGCAGACCAGCCTTTGTAGAAATACAAGGCTACAAGGCTACAGGTGGATTTCCATGCAGACGCTCACGGTACAGGACGGGATCACATTCTGCCGCGCCTACATCAAGCAGCAGACCCTGAGCGTGAACAATATGCAGCCGGGCCTCGGCATCGCGCAGATCATCCTCAACATCATGCTCGGCCCTCCGTTCGTGTGGCGGTTCAATCGTTTCAACCTGTCTCTTCCGATCTCCACCGTGGGAGGCACCGACTACGTGATCAGCCTGCCCGCCCTCGGCCATATCGAGACGCAGTGGATGCTCGACAGCCAGGGCAAGACCTACGAGCTCAACGGTGAGACCACGCTGGCCAAAACGGGCATGAAAAAGCAGCCCACCAAAGTGGCTCCGCAGTACGACGACAACCAGGGCAACATCACGCTCAGGTTCAATGCCGTTCCCGACCAGGCGTACACGGCTTTCTTCGATTACCAGCAGAAGCCTCCCATCATAACCGGCTACGCGCAGCCGCTGGGCACCGCGCCCGATGAGTTCGCGCACATCTTCTACACCGGCATGTTGGCCTGGGCGGGCATGCTGGTCAACGATGCGCGTTTTCCTATCTGGGAGAAGCGGTTCGTCTCCGATCTGATCGCCGCCCAGGACGGGCTGGACGACCAGTCCAAGATCATCTTCATGGGCGAGTGGCTGGAGTTCACCCGCACCGCCATACGCAGCCAGGGCGCGGTGCAGGGCGGGATCGGCGGCCGCAATGCCTAGCTCTCTGGCGCAGGCCGGCGCGACGGTAGAGCCTAGCGAGTATGCAGCCCTGTCGATGGACGCGCAGTTCACCGGCCTGTGGACCCAGCGCAGCCCGCTGCGCGATGCCGATGTGCCCTATCTTTACCGAAAATTCTACTCGGCCAGCCGCTTCGATTCGATGATCGACGGCATCAACCGCGAGATCTCGCCGCGGCTGACCGATGTGCGCCGGGCGGGATCCTCGGTGTACAACTCGAGCAGTTTTCCTCCCGGCTACTCCTGGTACGCATTCAAGTGGGTGCGCGACAACCAGGAAGTCCTGCGCGTGATCTACGACGGCCGCGACGGCAACATCTACGATGCGACGGCCAACCAGAAACTGCTGATCGCCGCCAAGAGTTCCGCCGCCGCCCATGCGCGCTTCCTCGGCATCGGATCGGTGCTCTACATCGCCGATGGCGCCAAGACCATGAAGTGGGTGCGCAGCCAGAAATCATGGGCCGGATCGACGGCATTCGCTACGGGCGCTTATATCGTGGACTCGAACGGCAACCTGCAATTGTCGATAGGCGCGCAGACCGCGACGATAGTCAACATCCAGGTCGAGTCCCTCCCTTCGCCCGTGGGAACCCGCAAGGTATCGCTCTACTTTAGTCCTTCCACGCCGCTCGAGATCAAGAGCAACATCGCGCTGACGCTTGCCGGGCTGACCACGGTTCCCAGCGCGAACGGGACAACGCCCTACACGGTGGCAGACGACAGCGGCATCAAGATGCATTACACGATACTGGCCTCGGGCGGCAATCCGCCCGTCACGCCATACTCGGTGGAGACCGGAACCGCGAGTACGGGCACGGGCATAACCGGAAGCACTGAGCCGGCCTGGAACACGACCCAGGGGCTGGTCACCCAGGACGGCGGCAATCAATGGGTGAACATGGGCAGCGCGCTCCAGAACTTGGGCGGCGCGGCACCGACAGATCCGCCGCTGGTGACCACGGCGGCGGCCCCCAGCATTTATCACCACTGGGCGGCGAGTACCTGGTACGCGCCTTCGGGGGCATTCATCATCCTCGACTCCAACGGCAACCTGCAGCAGCTGACCACGGCGGGAACCACGGGCAGCGCAGCGCCTGCGTGGAATACAACTTTAGGGGGAACCACGGCCGAAGCTGGGGGAACCGCGGTGTGGACAAATCTCGGCCCGGCGACCTGGATGGCCAGCACTGCGTATGCGGTGGGAGCGGTGGTGCTGGTGACGTTTACCTACACCATCACCCAGGGGCAGAGCGTTCCTTATCCGCCGTACTTCATCCTCACCACCACTACGGTGACCGTCACCCAGGTCTTCACCTGTACCACGGCCGGAACCAGCGGGGCCAACCCTCCGCAATGGACAAACGGACTGGGGACGACGGTTTCTGACTCCACGGTGGTATGGACAAATACCGGCGCGCAGAATTCATGGCCGGCATCCGCGACTCTCAGCCTGGATACCAGGGTCATTGACACCAACGGCAACATCGAAAGGCCGCAGCAGCTGGGCGAGTCGGGCACGGCCGCGCCCTCGTGGTCTACCGGCGGCACCGGATCGACCACTCCTGACGGCAGCCAGATGTGGCTCAACGCCGGGCCCTACAGCCCGGCCAGCACGGGCGCGTGGCAGTGGGCGTACTCGGGCAAGAACTCGATCACCGGCTACATCTCGAATCCCAGCCCCACCAGCGCGCCGCTGACCCTGGCCGCCGGCCAGCTGGCCGTGATCCAGGGCGCAGGGCTGGCCGATCCGCAGTACGACACCATCATCCTGTGGCGCACCGCCCAGGACGGGTCCGTGCTGCTTTACGACGACGAGTTTCCCAACCCCGGCGCCGGCCAGATCTGGATCTACACCGACACCAATTCCGACCAGATGCTCAATGCCGAGATAGCCGCGCCTGGTTCCACAGCGGGCAGCACGCTGGCCACGCCGCCGCCGGCGACGGCGACCTGTCCGGAGTACCACTGCGGCCGCATCTGGATGATCAACGGCAGCTACGTGATCTACTCCGGAGGACCGGACACGGTGACCGGCAACGGCAACGAGTCGTTCCCGCCGGGCAACTACTTCCAGCTGCCCGAGCAGCCCATCCGTCTGAAATCGATCACGGTATCGGGCGGCGGCCTGGTGGTGTTCTGCGTCTCGAATACCTACATCATCCTGGGCGACGGGACGGGGACGCCTCCCTTCCTGGCGCCGCGCATGTACATGGAGAACGTGGGTCTGGCCAACTACGACGCCCTGTGCATGGTAGGTTCCACGTTCCACGGCTTCTCGAACAAGTCCAAGGTGTTTTCCTTCGATCCGTCGAACGGCTACATCGAGGAGGGGTTCCCCATCGGCGACCAGTTCGTGAAGGTGAGCACGGGAGGGATCGGCGCGGCGCTCTACAGCCTGGCCGGCACCTACGTGACCTGGCACGAGAAGAACTCCACAGATACCGGACTCTACGTGGCCGATGGAGCGGTGGGATGGTTCCGCTGGTCCCCGATTGCGCCGCCTGAATCGGGCAGCCTGTGGAGTCCGCGCGCGGCCATCCAGGGCGGGACCAGCTGCGTGCAGTCGGTGGAGACCGCGCCGGGGATATTCGATCTGCTCATCGGGCCGCCGGTCAACGGGCCGATGCTGAAGCGGGACGCCGCGGTGTACGGGGACTGGACCGCGGGCGCGTATGCGCCCTATCCCAGCTGGGACGTTAAAGGCGCCATCGGGCTGTGCGACACGGGCGAGGTTGCCGAGATCGTCCACATCGCTCTCAAGAGCGTGGCCGCGGGAGCGCGGCCGGCGGTCAGCCTGCTGCTCGATGAACTGGCGGCCGGGGTCACCGTCGAGGGCCGCACCACGGCATGGGACCAGCTGTCGCTCGATGACGGCCACCACGAGGATCCGCCCAACATCGAGCCTTCAATCACCATGTTTTCTGACCGCTACAAAGCATCGAGTTCAGCCGAGACGCCCAAGTGCGAAACATTCCAGCTGAAGATCGATTACGGCCCGCAACAAGTAGCCGACGAACTGCTGAAATTTGCAGTTTACGGGGGGGTCTTCAAGGAGAGAAAACAGCAGTAAAGGAGCAGCAGCCATGAAAACCAGGGAAAAACTCGTGCAGGCACTGCAGGAAGCGAGGGCTCCGCTGGGGATGATCCTGAACGCGGAGCGCGGCGTCTACGACGATTACGAAAGCCCCATCCCCAATCCCCTGGAGGCCCTGGTGCAGGATGCCAATGCGGCCGGCCTTACGGGGATCGTGAACCGGGCGATGCTGGGGGAGTTCGACGGCAGTGACGAAGAGGGCTGGGCGTGGTACGAGCGGGAAGGGAAGTACCTCAACATTGCGTAGTCCCTGTGATGTTAAAGTAACGTCACAGGGGGATCGAAATGGGGACAGTGTCGGAGAGGTGGAAGAAGGGCAGCTATGAGGAAGAGATCCGGATCACGGTGCGCTGCACGGAGGATGAAAAGCACGCCAAGGTGCTGCGCTTTGACGGGACCAGGGTCACGTTCGACCAGGCAGTTCTCATGGCGGCGGTTTTCGATGGAACCAGCGATGCCTACATCTTCAAATCGAACCGGGCATGCATCGGGGTGTGCGCCATTTGCGGAAACAAACTCACGGCGATAGTGGACCGGACAGGAAGGGCCGAACATGCCCAGCATCAGCAGCCGATCAACAAGCCTGAGCGGAAGCCACGTAAAGGTTCCGTTCGAGGGGCAGCCGATAGGCGTCCCGGTTAATCCCGGCATGCCCACGCCGGCCCCCCCGTGGCTGGGCCGCAGCCCGGTGATGATCTCTTCGCTGCCGGTGATCTCGACTACCGATGACAGCGCGCTGCGGCAGTACTACACGCACGGCCGCGCCCTGCCATCAAGGAGGGTTCCCAAATGAGCGCGCGCGAAACCTACAAATTTGGGCCTTACGTCCTGCGCCCGGCCGGCGCCGGGAAAGACGATGCCACCCTGGCAAAAACGTGGACCAGCGCCGATCCGGACCACTGCAGCATCGAGCCGGATTTCTGGCTGCTGCAGGACGGGGAGAACGATTCCTACGTGCTGTGCGACCAGATGGGGCCGCTTTATTTCGCGCGCCTGATCATGATCAGCGGGCCCGATGGCAGGGCCGTCGAGATGCACATCCAGTTTCCGCCCGATCACGCCAGAAAAGAGTTGCGCCAGCGGATCGCCGCCGGCCTTTTGCGCGGCCTGGAATGGCTGGAGCGGATGCTGCGCCGGGTCCAGGTTCACGAGCTCTACTTCGACTCCAGAAGCGATTCCCTCATCCAGTTTTCGATTAAACGGATGGGGTTCCACGAAAAGGCTCCAGGGCGGCTGGCGAAGCAACTTTAAAAGGGTTGTTCCCGAGGCTGCAGGGCACCGAGGAACGATTGGAGAACCGGGGGAAGGGGGTAAGTATCGTGTGTGGGTCAACAGGAGCACAAAACCAAATCCAGGCGCAGCAGATGGCCGCCTATCAGCAGGCTCAGGAACTGGCCACTCAGGAATTCGGAGACATGCAGGCCGTCTATGCCCCCATGAAGGCGCAGTTTCAGTCCATCTTCGACATGGGGCCCAGCCAGGAGGGGTTCTCGGACGCCGAGAAGCAGAACCTCGAGACGGGTGTCATCGAGGGCACGGCGCGCAATTATTCCCAGGCCGCCAGGGCCGTGGGAGGGCAGCTGGCCGCAGGCGGGGGTGGCTATATGCCGAGCGGGGCCGCCGACCAGCTGAAGCTCGATACCGCGCTTTCCGCCGCGCAGGAAAAAACCGGCGAGGAAGGGCAGATCAAGGAGGCCAGCTTCCAGCAGGGCCGCCAGAACTGGGCAGATGCTTCAAAGGGCCTGCTGACCATCGCTTCCGGCTACAACCCTTTGGGATTCGAGGAAGCCGCTACCAGGAGCGGCACCGCAGCGGCAAACACGGCCAACCAGATCGCTCAGGAGCAGAACTCGTGGATCAACGCGGCTATCGGTGCGGTGGGAACTATCGGTGGAGGACTCGCGGGAAAGAAGTGGGGGTAGATGAATGGGACCGGATCAAACAACGATTGAGCCGGAACAGCAGCAGACCGATCCCGGCAGCTGGAAGAGTGCCGGTGCCGCAGCAGTAAGTTCGCCGCCGGCCCCATCCACGCCTGGCACGGTAGCCTCGCCCAATGGCAATGCGCCGGCCCAGCCGGCGGCCGCAACGGCCCCCAAAGCAGCGCAGGATACGGAAGACCAGGTGGGAGCAGTTCCTGCCCTTCCGGACCAGAGCAAAGTGCCGCCTGTGGTGATGCGGCCGGCGCGCGGCGGCCTTCTCGGCGTGGTGGACAAGTTTACCGATGCCATGACCGGGCAAACCAGACCAGAGATCTGGAAGGACGATGCCGGCAATGAGTACATCCGCCATCCCCAGATGACCCGCGGGCAGCAGTGGATGCGCATCGGTGGTGAACTCATGGAGGGCGCGGCCGCGGGTCTGGCCGCCGGCCGCGGCGCCGGTCACATGGGCAACGCAGCCCTCGCGGGTGTCCAGGTAGCGCAGCAGAACCAGCAGCAGGCCGAGGCTCAAGAAGACAAGATGAAGACCGAGGTGCAGCAGGACAGGATTGATCGCGCCAACGCCTTCAAGACGCACATGGACCTGATCGAGCAGGCGTTCCGCGCCAAGCGGCTGGGCGTGGAGGCGACACAGAAGGACGCCCTGTTTTCGCAGAACATGATCGAGGATCTGAAAAAAAACTACGACGGCACAGTCCTCGGTACTGCACCCGATCTCAACGGCCTGGCCAATCTCATGCAATCCACGCCGGATTTTGCCAACAACATGATCAAGGCCGGCACGGTCCAGCCCATCAATACCGTGGATGCCAACGGAAACCATGAAATTACATTCATGCAAATTCCCAGAGATCAGCTGGATAAGATGCTGCCGCCGAAGTCACCCTTCAACGTCTTCAATCCGACGACGCATCAACTTGAAGAACAGCAATCCTCGAATGCCATGACGAAGAGGCAACAGCTTACTTACAACGCGGATGCGGATAAAGCTAAGCTGGACTGGCAGACGAAGCAGGCGGAACTGGAAAACAAGAAAGCATCAACCGAACACCTGCAGACAGAGAACCAGCAATTGAAGGACATGGCCCCCCTGAAGCTCGATGAACTCAAGCAAAATATTAAGAAATCCGTAGCAGAAACGGCATTGGCCTGGACAAATAATCGCAAGTCGAAGATCGAAGCCGACAATGCTTTGAACAATGCCATCGGGGACGATGTCGAATCGAATGCCCAGGCGCTGGTGGATCAGCGCAGTACTTCCAGCCTGATGAGCAAGCGCAAGGATTACAACGCCATCATGCGGCGCGCCGATGAACTGAGCAAAGCGCAGACGGGCAAGCCCTATGACCGTGAGGCCGGCGAAATCGGGTACAAGTCGCGGCTGAAGCTGACAGAGGAATATACCGGGACCGGCGGCGAGGCTAAAAATCTCGAGTCCTTCGACAAGTTCTTCGGGCATGCGTTGAACGCATCGCAGGCTGTCAACACGCTGCGCAATCAGAATGTGAAATTGGTCAACATGCCGCTGAACAAATTAGCTACGCTGGCGGGAACCAATCGTTCCAACGCAGTAGTGGGGGCCTTGGTGGACATTGAAAACATGCGCACGGAGTACGAGAGCATGCTCAAGAACAACACCGCCCTGACGGTTGAGGACCGTAAAAACGGAGAGACGATTCTGAGCGAAAATGCCACGCCTGCGCAGATGCAGGAAGCGATGAGCCGCATGGTGCATGCCGGCGTGGTGCGCGTGCGCGCGTCCGATTACACGTTCTCGCGAACCATGGGGCAGCATGTTCCCATGCTGATTTCTCCCGATGGCCAGCGTGCCCTGCAGCATTTCGGCATCGATCCCAACGAGGTATACAGCGACAACGTGGGTATATCCATGCAGGCACCTGACGGCACCATCAGCAAGGTTCCCAAGGATAAAGTGCAGGGCTATCAGAAACTCGGAGCAAAAGTGGTTGAGCCATGAACGGACAGCAGCAGGACACTTCCGCAGGAACAGGAAACTGGTTCGATCAAAATGCGGCCAAGGCCGGCGGTGCCATACCGCAGGGAGGCGCAGCGCCGCCATCCGGAGGCGCGAACTGGTTTACGCAGAATGCTGCCGCGACGACGGCGGCCCAGGATACGTCGTCATCGCTGACGGACAATCCCAATAAGGAAGGGCTCTATCGCTTCGTGGACATGAGCAAGGCCCCGACTGACAATGCGCAGGCAGCAAAGAATTACATGCTGCACGCGCCCGTGATCTACGTGCCCTACAGCAAGGCGCTCGACTTGCTCGGCCATCCGGAATACTACCGGGGACTGAGCAGCGATGAGACGAGCAACGATGTGCTGCGCCTGCAAAGTCATGTGAATCAGCAGTTCAATACGGCTACCAATCCAATGCAGCAGACGGGAGTCGCCAACCAGCAGTACGTGATCCATCCGGACGAAGTAAAGCACCTGTTCAACAGCTATTCCAGCGACCCCAATTTTGCAGCCACGCGGCGCGGAAATATTATGCGCGCCGATCCCGTATACCAGACCGGCATAGGTGCCACGCGCGAGGCAGCCAGGACTGCAGTAGGTCTGCATGACATCGTGGCCGGCAGGCCGGAAGCGGGCCAGGAAAGCGGAGTGCGCAAATTTGCGGAGGCGCCGCAGGAGAATCCTAACCAGCAACTGGGAGGAGTTCTGGAAACCGGCGGCGAATTCGTGGGAGGAGAAGAACTGCTTGGACTTCTAGGTAAGGCAACAAAATCTTTGGTGACCTTGAAGGATGCAGCCCAAGTGGAAGCGGAGATTCAGAAGGGATCGACGCTGGGCAAATTAGCCCAGAGCGCCATCAAAAATGCTACGGTATCCGGCGCGCAGAGTCTTGCGAAGACCGGCGGCGATATACGTGAGGCGGGAAAATCTGCGGGAGAGATGGGCCTGGCTGGGCTGGTCTTTGGGGGCGTGGGAGCGGGAATCACCAAAGGCGTTGAAGGAGTAAAGGGGGCCACGGCCGCGCGGGCGGCCGAGGAAGCTGCCGGTGCCGGTGCCCGGCAGGCCAAGTACCTGGACGCATTGGACGACTACAAGTGGAAGCAGGCCAAGTATGACTACCAGATAAAAAATGCCGAGTACGACAGGCAGGTTGCAGCTATCGACAAGCAGCACGATACCAATGTAGCGGCGGCCAGAGCGCAGCACGATGCGCAGGCACCGCAACGCGAGGCTGATGCGAACGCTCAATATCAAAGAGACCTCGAGGCGGCGCATACGGCGCACAACGCCCGACTGGAAGAGTGGAAGGCACAGCACAAAGAGGCTATAGATACAGCACGAGCGCACTTTGATGCGGCGGAAAAATCGCGCGCTACCGAGCACGCAGAGGCCACTGCGGCCGGTGAGAAGGATTACGAGCAGCGGCAGGCGGCCGCCACGGAAAAAGCACAGACCGCGGCAGAGACCGCGCAGAAGCAGGAAACGGCACGAGTGGGAACTCAATATGCGGAGACCGCGCGTGGGGCCGTCGAGCCGCACTTGAGAGCTCTGGAGGAAGCAGGCCAGCCGCGCCAGGTGACCATGGCGCAGCCTGGAGGCGGCCCTGGCGCGCCAGCCGGCCAGCTGATCCACGAAAAACCTCTGGTGCAATTCGATACCAACGAAGTTTTGAGCCGCGTGGGCGATTACACCGGAGCACGCACGGAACTGCAGAACTCCCTGAACCAGGCCAGCGAGGCCATGGATCAGGCCACCGGAGGGCAGTTTGGAAAATTGAAGGGAGAGGTTGCCGATGCGCAGAACCGCATGTACAAGGGCGGCAATAAGGCCGAGGACGTAGCCGCTTACCAGCAGAAGCTGACCGAGATGGATCAGTTAATCGGTGGAACGCGCAACGTGAGCCCCAAGTTTGCCGAGGCAGTGCGCAGCGGCTGGCGGCAGTACTACATCATGGGCGACCTCACTACCGGGCTGGACAAGGCTGTTCGCGGCGTTCCCGGCGACACCGCGGTGAGCCAAGTGCAGCGCGGCATCGACGGCAAGATCCTAACCGACAATCTGTCGCGCCTGGTGCGTACCCATGGACGCCCGGCAGTGGAAGCGGCGCTGGGAGGCGCAGACCGGCTGCGCGCGCTGGATGAAATAGGGCAGCAGACATCGACCAATGGCGGCCGCCAGAGCCTCAACAAGTCAGTTGTGGATGTTGCAAGGTACATGGAACCCGTAGAGCCGGCCAGTGTTCCTCCTCCCTTCAAAGCAGGGAAGTTTGAAGCGCCGACCCCGGCCACGCCCAAACCTAAATTCGTTGCACCGGAAAAGCCCAAGGTGGGCAAATTCGAGGAACCGGAGAAGCCGGCCTATCCGGAGAAGCCGGAAGCACCCGCGCCGCGGCCGCCGAAACCGCCGAAGGAACCAACGCTTGAAGAGCCGGAAGCTGGGCTATCGGCGGGCAAAGTTGCCCGCGCGGCCGGCAGGAAAGTGGTTGCATCCCTGGCCTGGGGCCTGGGCTATTCGCATGGAGGGCCTATAGGAGGAGCGATGGCGGCCGGCGCTGCCGAGGGAAGCATGAAAGCCGGATCCATGGCGGTCCAGCGCGTGCAGAATGCCATGATGAGCGACCCCAAGGTTGCCCGGTTCCTGCTCTATGCAGCCAGGAACGGGGGAGATCCCAAGATCTACGGGCCGATGATAGCGGGGATGATCAACAGCAATCAGAAAAAACAGCAACCACAGGAACTACAGAAACCTAGCCCTGTAGAGATACAGGAGCAGAAGCCGGCGTCAAAAGAGGAGAATGTAGCCCCTTCTGGACCTGGATATCCGAAACCTGTCGTCGCTGGGAACATACAGTGGTACAACCGTCCACAAGTAGACACATCCTCCATTAAGGCCGGAACCACTGGAACGGTTTATTCCGCAAGCCGCGAACAGAACGGTCTGGAAGTGCTGTATCCGCTTATCTATGATGGTGCCCTTCATACCGATGCAGCAGCGTGGCAGCACTACAAGGACACAGGACAGCACATGGGAAAATTCGCGCATTATCAGGACGCCGATGCCTATGCGCAGAAATATCACGAAGATGCGGAAGCTGGAAAATATGGAGCATTCACCAAGAGCACGCATTAAATCCAAACCGAAGGAGGAGCAGAAATGACGACTCAGCTGGGCGATTATTGTTTGCGCTGCGGCGCGAAGAGCGACGTTTACCAGGACAGCGACGGGTACGATATCGCCGTATGTCCCAACGGCCACGGGGAGCAGCGGCGCAGCATGGCGGCCGCTCCGGAGCAGGAGTCGCTGCCAGCCAGCAACGCACTGCTCGGGAACCGGCCGATCCACGAAGAGGACGAGGAAGAGGAAGAAGAAG